TCTTGACGCCTGAAGCTCACCATCTACGTACAAACTAGCTGTATCACCTATTGTTTTAAAAACAAATTTATGTAATTTACCATCAGTCATCCACTCTTTAGAGTTTAGTAACTCATTGTTAAACCCGCTGCCATATAAGTTACCACTCGCAAACACAATGCGATTATCACCATCGTTAGTCTGCGAGTCACCAAGTACATAAAAATGCACACTACTCGGACTAATCCAAGTCTCGAACTCGAAATCTGCACCCGCTGAAATTACCACCCTTGGCACTTCATAATAAGCACCCGCAGCAGGGTCTAATGTTGTAAAGTAGCGTGACAGCATCGCAACTACATCTCCAAAATCCCCAAAACCTGCCATACTCATCTCTGGATTGTAAATAGCTGGCATAGTCCAACTCCTTTAATGTCAATGCTCATATTATAGCCTTGTAGCAAGCCAATATAAAGTTCTTAGTCGTTTGCGTGTAATTGCAAGTGAATTAGAGGTATAAAAAAGCCCCGCCAAATAGCAGGGCTTTTATCAATAACTAGAGTTATTTTTTAGATTTGGTTTCTTGCTTTACTTCAACAGCGTAACCTTTCTTGATCAGCTTTTCAGATGCGCTTTTAGGTGCATCCTCTCCAACTTTAACAAGGGTGGTTTTACCGTCAACTAGACAATAAACATCTTTTACCATCTTAGCCATTATTTACTCCTTATGAAGCGTACAACGCGCACTTGCGACCATCATAATCGGTTTTAGCTAGGAAACCCGCAGCGGTCATCATTATGAAAGAGTGATCACTGTTGGGCATGGTACGAGGTAAAGCATAAGAAGCCATGCCCATGCCAACAACCGGGTGGAAACCTTGTTGATCATCCCAATACAACGCCAGTTCATTGCCGATTAATTCGCTATCTTCATAAATTTCAACAATACCGCGCAACTGTCCGATATATTGGCCGATAGTGCCAAACGTGCCATCGGATGTTGTAAATGGACGCTCCCAGTTACTCATGATTTCACGAGATACACCCAAGCGCAACGGGTTGGTACAGTTGTTTGTGATATATAAAATATCGCGAATTCGTGAAACTTCGCTTCTAATCTCATCCGCCGTAGTTGCACCAGCAGATAAGTCTAATCCAATAGTTGCAGTTGCTACAGTTGGATCATTCTTGATACCTAGCCACTTTGCACCTTTAAGTGCTAAGTTAGCATTACCATCCCATAAATACTCATTAAGCGTACCCATTAGCGCTCTACGAGCTTCACGAGCATCGTCAACTAGTGCATCATAGCCATCTGCACGCATTGACTCAATTGAGCGCCAGCGGCGACCAAAACCTTTATCGTGAATCGGCACAACTGTTCCGGCGTACTTTTCCGCAACTTTATCTAAGTCGACACCAACTTGACCAGACATTGAGCTTTGGCCTTTGTCCATACCAGATGTTTGACGGTACTCAAAAACTTCTTTACCGATGTTAACAGAGCGTGATTTTTGCAAAAGTCGCGTAAGTGTCGCGAACTCGCCAGCAGGAGCAACATCAATCTTTGACGTTAAATCAAACTCTCGGTAGGCCTCGGCAGGAGTGCGGGCAGCGTTAGCGCCGAAACCCTTAAGTAAATCGCCGAAATCTTGCGCTGAACCTTCACGAAATACAGCGTTTAAATGTTTATATTGCTCGTTCATTACGCGCAACTGCTGCGCGTTGGCAGCAAACTCTTTACGAAGTGCTAGTGACATTATTTGTACCTCCTACGCTTTACGCGCTTTAACTAGTGTATTGTTAGCTGCGACGTTAACAACCTCATCGGCATACATTAAAATCTGCTCAGTGCCATCTGTAGCGGCGATTTTAAATTGTCCATCGCCATTAGATGAAAGGGCAGTGCCTTTTGTGGTAATGTTATTGCCAGTAGCGACGCGAACATTTGCAAACTCACCCGAGCGAAGATTTACACTTAATGCCACATCACCAATGGTGTACGCATCATTAACACCTTGATCTACATGAGAGCCATATTCTTCTGCCACAAGAACTTGAGAATCAAATGCAGTTGCAGCTTTTGCGCTTGTTGCGATGCCCGCCGCAGTTTGTGTAACTAATGAGCCGGGTAATACAGCATCAACAGCTAAACCCTCGACACGCAAAGCGTGACAATTGGCACTATCGGCTGGACCTAAGTAAATTGTATTTTTAGCCATTTTAAATCTCCTTAATCCGGCATGTTAGAATCGAGTAGCTCAGCGTTCTTAACTGAGCTGCGGCCTTGTGGCGCTTGATAATCGGCAACGTATTCAGCAGAATTAGCTGCTAAAAATGATTTAGCTGCTTCTAACCCCATTGATTTAGCTACATCTTTATTGATACCCATTTTGAGTGCTTCAACTTTGTCGGCGACTGCTTCAAGTTCTGCTTCTGCGTTTGCAGCTATAGAGCTTTCCAGCGATTGCACTTTTTCAACTAGGTCTTTAGCCCATGCCGGAGTTTCTTCGCTGTTGATTGATGGTTTGCGCTCGTCAGTGATAAGCGTGTTATAAGCTGCTAGCTTAGCGTCAGCATCAAGGCCTTCCATCTTGATGTTGGCTGCTTTTAGCTTAGCCTCGATTTTTTCGTCAAGCATAGTGCTTTCCTCGTTCTGTTGGTTTTTGTCAATTTCCAAGCTATTGTAGCTTTTATCTTTATTTTGTGCAAAGGCACTCTTAAGCAAGTCTAAAAGCCTATTGAATGAACTTTCATTTAACACTTCATTTGGTGGCCCAACTGGCTTTGTTGCTTGCTCAATGTCGCTAACGTTAACAACTTGCACATCTTCACCGTTAAAGCGCATAACTGTAGCATCACCTCCGGCAGGTCGCTCTGAATCATGTAGCATTGCTAAGTGGTCATAAGATTGATTGATAGCCTCCATTTTATAACCACAACCAGCATTATTATTAACCTCAAAGCTTAAACCAGTGCTCACGCCAATCGGTAGGCCTTGATCAAGCCTGTTAGCAAAATACTCACCTTGATCAGTTGCTTGTAATCGTTTTTCGTCAATCTCCGAATCCGCATACCAAACGCCATTTTTATTATATGTGTTCGTCACTTTCCCGCCGGAGTAAAAATCAATCCCTTCCGGTGAGAAGATCGACACGTTGCGACCATCACTATCCGCCGGATGAGTCAACGCCAACGGCATCCCGTTCAAAGTCTTCATCCCTTTAGCATTTTCGTTTGCCGAGTATAAAATGTCGTTCATCACTGCATTGTCTACAGTGATAGGAATTCCGCTTACAATGTATTTGCCGCCAGACTTTTTAACAGTCGTCTTGCTTGTGTTTGTTGCTAATATAATTCGCATAAAAGCTCCCAGATAATTTATTTTATATTGTAGCAATATTTATTTGCATTAGCTATTTTATAGCCAATCCTCAAAAGCTCCACTTTCTACTGGCGCAAAGGCCATTACTACAGCCTCTAGGATGTTTGGACTGTTAACGCCGCGCTTTTCCATCTGTTCTTTAGGCTCAACGCGCAGCTTGCCGCTCATGTATTGTCGCCTAGGCTGCGAAGCCTCCCCTTTCATCTTGCTTAATACCTTCTCCGGTATCGTGTCGCTATCAAAGCTTATCAACTTGTCTTTATCGTATGGCTTGCCGTTCCTAGCCTTCCATGCGTTATAACAGCGGTCCCGAATATTCCAATAAGCTTGAGCCTTAAGGTTTAAAAACATATCTTTGTTTTTTCTATCAATGCCGTGCTTAACATTCTTAATGGATTGAACTTTGTAGCCTGACTCGTACAGCGCCTCACCATCAACAACGGCGGCAGAAGCAGCAAAAGCCGTGATAGCTGGCGGTATCTCTGATTTATCTTCCATTTCTGCAACAAGTGTTCGTAACTCACCTTTGGCACCAGCACCCACGCCGATTGAATCAAATATAATATCCTCACAGCCATGATCTAAAGCATCAGACCAAGTTTGCGCGGCTGCACTATTAGGATCGCGATCTTTCCACTCTCTAAGATGAGTGCAAACCCAACCGTGAACAACTGCAATTGCATTAAAGTCTTTACCCTCGTCCGCTACATCGAAACCGATAACGCTTTTACCGCTTGGCTCAACCCCTAAGAACTTATGTAAATCTATTGCCGCACTCATCCATCTAGGCGGAATAATAGCAAGATCACTATTTGCAACTGGCTCACCTAAGTAAACGTGTTCGTATAAATCAGAATCGGCCTCTTTCATTAACTCCATATCGTCGACAAGTTCTGGCGGGAATCGAGGGTTGTCGGTGTAGTTAATCTTTTTGACGATACAGTAGCGCTTACCGCCTTTGTAATCAGGATAAATGCGCTCAGTTACAAAGCGTTTGTATGTTTCATCTAGTGGAGATTCGGGGTTAAAGCATACCCATATTTCCGCGCCCGTTTTCCTCATTGTTGGAATCATCATCTTCCAACTGTCAAAGGTAACGTTTGCGGCTTCTTCTACAAATGCACAATCAAAGGCTGAATAGCCTTTAATCTTTTGTTGATTCCTGAATAGACCGTCGAATTTAAATACGCCACCGCTAGTTAAGCACTTGATAGCGTTCTTTGTTGACTTAAAGTGATCGCTTAATTCTCTGCGGTCTATTTCTTCTATTATTTCTTGATAAACAGAATCATCTAATGACTTCATTATCTCCCTGAAACAGATAACGCGCCAACCAAAGTACAAGACGTTATCAACTAACAAGGTAATGAATGTTCGTGTTTTAGCTGATCCCCTCCCACCGTATGCAATCTTAAACCTAGCTGGTTGTAGATAGTCTTGGAATACAGGGAATATCTCTATAGGGCTATTTTTCGACAATCGTATAACCCGGATGCGTCAACTTCTCACCGCCACTCGTAATATCAGCCTTAGTCTCTGACTTATC